ACAAATGCTGGGCGCAGAAAGAGCGTTTGGTAAACCACCTGAGGCAATCTATTCTTATGGTGGGTTTGAGGATAACGATAGCCATTACGTGAACTATCAACAAAACACAATGGGACGTGATATTCCTTATGTTAAACTTGATGAAGCAGAACCTGGTCAAATTAAACAAGTTGATGTGGTTTCTGGTACTCCACCTTGTGCTGCTCTATCTCAATTAAATACAGGAACAACCACAGAGAGTAAAGGTGCAGGTTGTGCTAAGAACGAATTTATGTATATGGTCTTTCAAGATGGTATTGATAAACTTGGTGCAAAGGTAGTCATCGTTGAGAATGCTCCTGCATTGTTTACAAATAAAGGACGTCCTGTAGCGAATCGACTGTACGAAATTTGCGCTGAGAGGGGTTATTCTTTGTCCCTATATAAAACATCGACGAGATTCCACGGAGTTCCACAGGGACGCGACAGGACTTTCGCGATTGGTTGGAAGTCAGAGTCCGCTCCTGTAATGAATTGGTATAACAAAGATAGAAAAGATTTCAAAGAATACCTTCAAGAGATTCCTGTTGACGCTTTACATCAAGACTTGATTATTAATAAACATGTACCTAACGAACCATATTACAATTTCATCAAGACAAAAACGAATCGTGAAGTTAGAGAGTTAATGGTTGAAGAGAATGTTAAGACAACTCTGAATTACGTTTGTAAGAAAGGTTGGATGAAAGAAGCTAACGAATGGTTTCATAAGACAGGCAACGAAAAAGGTATTAAATACTCTGATCATGCAATGATGAAGTTTGCTGATAACAAAGGTGTATGGGATGGTTCAGTACATGTCTTTGGTGAATATATGAATGCAGTAATTGGTCGTAACATGGTTGATACAATGCATCCGACTGAAGAACGATCATTGACGATTCGAGAAGCTTTACACATGATGGGCTTTCCTTCTAACTTTGAGTTATTACATGGTTTGAAGAAAATGAATCATATCGCTCAAAACGTACCTGTACCAACATCTGCTGATCTCCATAGTGAAATTGCTAAGTTCCTTACAGGCGAACTCGATATGTCAGAGTCAACCTATCTTCGACAGAATAACCACAAGCAATTAATAGAACATGACAAGAATGGAGTAGATACAACTCCAAACTTAGCTGAATTCTTTGCATAAAACTATTGACAAGACTAGTAAAGTTTGTTATAATAGTATATTAAATTAAAGGTAAACATATGAGAAACGATTTAATCATCGACTTCGAAACAATGGGACAGGACGTTCATAACTGCGCTGTCATTGATGTATCTGTAATGGTATTTCAGTGGGACAAGTTTACATCTGATAATCCCTATAACTTAAGCGATGTATTCAAAGCAAAGAAATTTAAATTGAATGTGGCTGAACAAGTAAAGAATTATAATTGGGTAGTTGATAGAGGTACTCTCGACTTTTGGTCTAAACAGGATTCAGAAGTAAGAAAGAATATTGCTCCTAAAAGTTCAGACCTATCGGTTGAAGACTTTGTGAAACAGTTTACCGACTTTTTGATTGATTCTCCAAAGATTAACTATTGGTGGTCAAGATCTAATTCCTTTGATCCTGTTATTCTTGAAAGACTCTTTAAGTCTCAAGGTAAAGTAGGTCATCTACAATCACACCTTAAGCATTGGTCTGTTAGAGATACAAGAACCTTTATTGATGCAAAGTTTGATTTTGGTTTAAAGAAGAACGGATTCCCTCCTTGTGCAAACGAAGATAAGTGGGATTCAGTATTTAAAGCACATGATTCTGCATGGGACATATTGGCTGATGTATTAAGATTACAGTCAATCACCAGAGCAGAAAATGATATGGAGCAAATTACAGTATGAAGCTAGAAGTAAAGACAGAAGAACTACAAAAACAAAGACTCTTTATTGGTACACCTATGTATGGTGGTCAATGTACAGGTATCTATACTAAGTCGACTAACGATTTAAGTATGCTATGTAGTTCTCACAAAATTCCAATGAAGTACTACTTTCTATTCAATGAAAGTCTAATTCAACGAGCAAGGAACTATATCGTAGATGAATTCCTTCGTTCTGATTGTACTCATTTATTGTTTATTGACGCTGACATTGGATTTGATCCACGTGACGCGTTAGCATTACTTGCGTTACAAGTTTCAGATCCAGAAAAATACGATGTTGTATGTGGTCCATATCCTAAGAAGACAATTGCTTGGGAAAAGGTATCTGCAGCTGCTCAACATGGAGTAGGTAAAGAGAATCCATTTGACTTAGAAAAATTTACATCAGATTTTGTTTTTAATCCAGTTGGAGATATAAAACAATTTAAACTCGCAGAACCTGTTGAAGTTGCCGAAGGCGGTACTGGGTTTATGCTAATTACAAGAGAGGCATTAGAAAAATATCGAGATGCTTATCCTGAATTGGCATATAGACCAGATCACGTTAGGACAGAACAATTTGACGGTACTCGCGATATCCACGCTTTCTTTGATTGTGTCATTGACCCAGAATCTAGAAGGTACTTATCCGAAGACTACTTCTTCTGTAGAATGGCTCGTAAAGCTGGTCTATCAGTATGGATGTGTCCTTGGATGAAAATCAACCATGTTGGTTCTTATATCTTTAAGGGTGACATGGGATCTCTTGGTCAATTAGGCGTTACGGCAACTGCAGATGATACATCTAACAGAAAGTCTTATAATCCTATTGACAAATCTAAATAAACCTGTTATAATATACAACAATACAAACTAATGGAGAAACCTATATAATGAAATTTTCTAACGAAACCTTGACGGTCTTAAAAAGCTTTACTGCTATCAACAAGTCAATCTTGTTGTCTGCTGGTAATGTACTAAAGACTATCACTCCAGAGAAAACATTGATCGCAATCGCGAATATAGATCAAGAATTGCCTGCTGATGCATGTATTTACGATTTATCGCGTTTTCTATCAATTTTATCTCTATATAACGATCCCGACGTAGAGTTTAATGATAAATACTTTATTATCTCGGAAGGAAAAAGACGTACCAAGTATGTCTTTGCAGATCTATCAATGATTCACACTCCACCAGAAAAGGAAATTAATATTCCTACGGCTGATGTTGTTGTGGATGTAACGGCAGATACACTATCTTCAGTATTGAAGGCAGCAGGGGTATTACAATTTTCAGAGATCGCGTTTGTAGGCGAAGGCGGCAAATGCTATCTGAAAGCAATCGACAGTGCTAACGACAACGCAGATGACTTTGGCGTTGAAATTGGAGAAACTGCCGATGAGTTCAGGATTATCATTAAAACTGATAACTTGAAACTAATGCCAATAGATTATGAGGTTACGCTTTGTTCAAAAGGTATCTCACAATTTAAAGGCGAAGGCGTCACGTATTACGTGGCAATTGATTCAAAGTCGACTTATAATAAAAGGTAATGAATATGAATGATGCAATGCAACAAGGCCAACAAGGCCAACAGCAAGAGCAAGAAGCTGTAATTACTCTAGGAGATATCTCTACGATTCTACAGATCATTGACGTGGTCAGTACTCGTGGTGGATTCCAAGGGCAAGAACTAGCTGGTATCGGTATGCTAAGAAATAAACTCGAAGCATTCCTAAGACAGAAAGGTCCTAAGCAAGACGAAAGTGTTGGTGAACAGGACGCAGGTGTTGATACCGGTGCTGAAGGCGAATTGGCTGGTAAGCTTGTAGGTTAAACTACAGCTCATTTCTCGAGAAGTGGGGAAACTGTAACAGGGGACCCCGCGTTTTGACTCGAATTTTTTATATTATGTATATGGTGAATTATGATTGATGCAAAATCAAACGAAGTCTTATGGGTTGAGAAGTACCGTCCACAAATCGTTGATGATACTATTCTACCAAGCAAGACAAAAGAATCCTTCCGCAAGTTCGTATCAGACGGAAGTGTTCCAAATCTATTATTAACTGGTGGTCCAGGCGTAGGTAAAACTACAATTGCGAAAGCCATGTTAGAAGAACTAGGTTGCGATTATATCGTAAAGAATGGTTCTCTTAATGTTAATATAGATACCCTCCGATACGACATCTCTACTTTCGCTTCCGCTGTTTCTCTCACAGGAACAGGACGTAAGTATGTTATCTTTGACGAAGCAGATTATTTGAATGCCGCAAACGTTCAGCCTGCTCTTCGTAACTTTATTGAAGAATACAGTTCAAACTGTGGCTTTATCTTTACTTGTAATTTCAAGAATCGTATTATTAGTCCATTACGTTCAAGGTTATCTGAAATAGACTTTTCTATTGATACCGCTGACCGTCCACAAATGGCAATGGAATTTTTTAAACGTGTCAAGGCAATACTTGAACAAGAAGAAGTTCAATACGATACTAAGGTTGTTGCTAAAGTAATTGAGAAACACTTTCCAGATTTCCGTAGAGTATTAACTGAATTACAATCGTATGCAGCTTCTGGTAAAATTGATGAAGGTATCTTTGTTAATCTTGCTCAGGAATCTGTTGATGATCTATTTCGTTTACTCAAAGCAAAACAATTTACCGATATGCGTAAATGGGTTGCCAAGAACTCAGATCAAGATATGAATGAAATGTTTCGTCGTATCTATGATATGATGTCAAGTAAAGTTACATTACAATCACAAGCAGGATTTATAGTTACATTGGCTGATTATATGTACAAGTCCGGTTTGGTTGCTGACCAAGAAATTAATATGGTTGCCTTTCTAACAGAAGTAATGATTGAATGTGAGTATGCATAATGGTCGGAAAACTTGAATGTTTTAACTGTGGTACCAAAACTTCAAAAAAGAAATCTTATACGGTTGAAATGAATACCGAAGATGGTAAAACTAAACTTACTCTTTGTGATAAGTGTGGTTCTCACTTTAACGTTATGGTAAAAGAATATGAGGAGCTGATTGATGAAAGATCTAACACCATTTGATTTTATGAACGCTGCGTCCTTTTCTAAGGAAGATCTTATTCGCAATAGCGATATACCTGAACACACTGAAAAGATGTATACGCCTTATGTAGTGAACCGTGGCTTTACTAATTTTGAGGACACCATCTTACATGCAAACGAAATGAATATGCGTCATGGTTTATTTGATGCAGCTCAGTTTGATTATTATAAAGCGGTACTTCGTAAGCGTAAGAGATTCTCTAAATGGCCAAAGGCTGATAAAGATATTAACCTTGATGCAATCCAAGAAGTATATCAATGTAACCGAACTGTTGCCAAACAATATCTTAAGGTATTGAACAAAGAACAGCTCGAAACTATCCATGATAAAATTAATGAAGGTGGCTAAAACAGGATTATTATAAATAATCTTATATGGTGTAAACCATTGCCACTAACTATAATAATTAACAGGTGAATATAAATCATGGACACAGATATTTTCAAGGGAGTAGGTGTCGAAGTTGAATTACCCACGCAGGATTCTTTCCTCAAAGTAAAAGAGACTCTGACTCGTATAGGCATTTCAAGCCGTAAAGAAAAGAAGTTATACCAATCATGTCATATCCTACACAAGAAAGGTAGGTATGCTATTCTGCATTTTAAAGAATTGTTTATTTTAGATGGAAAGCACAATACGTTATCAGAAGAAGATATATCACGTCGTAATACGATTGTGAACTTATTAGAAGAATGGGAACTTATTAAAATAGTGGATCCTTCAAAGTCAGCAGATCCGGTCGCTTCTCTAAATCAAATTAAAATCATTTCGTTTAAAGAAAAGAACGATTGGGAACTAACAGTCAAATACAATATCGGAAAGAAATAGTTGACATTTCTCTAAGTTTGTTGTATAATTAAATTATCTCAAGGAAGATGTTCGGCGTATCAAGTGGTACGCCTTCCATTTGTGGGTAGGAAACCACCCTCGGAAGTACTTAGTAATAAGGACAGAAGGCTATGAAGTATATACTATTCGTATTGACCTTTTTTGTAATAGGCTGTAGTTCAGTCGGCAATGTTGTCGATGGAACAACTGGTATTATCAGCGGTGTAATCAAAGACGTATCTGATGTAACAACATATACTCTTGATGCAGCTAGCGGTGCAGTTAAAGCAGCAACTGAGACAGAAGAAAAGGAATAACTTTTTAGACAAGGATGTCTTTCTTCGTTATAAATAGATTTGTAGGATGCCGATAGGGTCTTACAACTAACCGAGGGATATACCCTCAAATTTAATTAATCTTGCTTAATAGGAGAATAATATGACTGGATTAAATATAAACCAACTTCACCCCTTTGCTCTTGGATTCGATAGAGTCTTTGACAGATTGGCGGAGTTCCCACAGCATCAACAACAATCTCAAGGCTTCCCGCCTTATAATATCAGAACCGACAGAGGCGAAAAGTTCTTTATTGATCTTGCTTTAGCAGGTCTTGATATTGATGATGTTGAAATTGAAGTAAAAGAAGCTAATTTAACTGTTCGTTCCACATGGGATGAAGCAGGAGATTACTTTAACGGCGGCGGCGAATACGTTCACCGTGGTATTTCCTTCAAGAAGTTCACCAGGAGTTTTACTCTTGCGGACGATATTGAAGTAATTGACGCTAACTTCAAAAACGGTCTTTTAACAATTGCACTGGAACGAATAATTCCTGAAAGTAAAAAGGCTCGTAAAATAAAGATTAATACTAAGAAGGAATTCTTAAAAGGTTAATCTATCTTAATCTGGGAGGCGCAATGCCTCCCTCTATAAAATGGAAACTATATAATGAAAACTATACCTAATGTAACTTTTAAAGTAAGAAGCAGAAACGTAGAAACCGGTGAGTTCGATTGGAGCCATCCTACAACTGATGATTTCTTTAAATTTAAAAGAGTAGTTGTTTTTTCTCTACCCGGTGCATTTACACCAACCTGTTCAAATAATCAAGTCCCAGGATTTGACGTACTATACGATCAAATTATTGAGAACGATGTTGATGAGGTTTATTGTATTGCTTGTAACGATACATTCGTAATGAATGCTTGGGCAGAAGATCTAAGAGTAAAGAATGTTAAATTTATTCCAGATGGATCTTGTGAATTTACAGCAGGAATGGATATGTTAGTCGCAAAAGACAATCTTGGTTTTGGTAAAAGATCTTGGAGATATGCTATGGTCGTAGACGATGGTATTGTTGAAAGGATGTTTAGTGAACCTGGTCAAGAAGATGATTGTGCTACAGATCCGTATGGAGAAACCGCTCCTGAAAAAGTACTTGAGTATTTGAAAGGAAAATAATTAAAAACAATCTCCGTAGGTGACATCCTGCCGAGCCGTTTTATGGAACTCTTCGGAGTTCCTTTTTTATGCCGCGCCGCCAGTCGGTAAACCAGTTCCACCGTCAAATCTTCCACCGCCACCACCAAAGACAACAGCATTAGTACTATTCTGTGAAGATACTCGATTATCAGACTTATTCTGTACCATTGTATCTCCACCCTTTGTAATATAATTGTTCGTTACGTTTAAAGCAAATCCACCAGATGCAACTGTTTGTTTCTTATCTCTTTCTTCAACTGATGGAGTTATATTTGGTTTGGCTGCAGCTGCCTTTGCTGCCACTTCATCAATTTGAGTATTTAAATTATTCGCGTTATCAATTGAAGTTTCAACAGATTCTACTTCACCTAATCTCAATTCAAGCAATCTTTCAGATGCTTTTAATTGTCTTTCTCTAGTTACTCTTGTTTCTTTAGCTTCTTCAAGACGTTTATTAATTGATGATAACTTAACTAGTTCTCCAGCGAACATAACATATTCAGTTTTATTTTTTCTTCGTCCTTTCTCTGTTATCTCACTCTTACTTGCGGCTTCGAGAGCTGCAATATTTGCATCGCCGAATATTGCATCAGTAGTCATATTGTCTCGTAAGTCGTTAACAAAAGTTTGCATGCCTTCTGTTGTCTTTCGAGTTAACTCTGCTGCCTGTTCAGTTCTTCCGTACATCAATGATAACTTGTTCTGTTTCATTTCATGTTTTAACGCTTTTTCTAATTCGTTTGGAACTTCATCAATGTCATGTTTAAAATCATCATACGCTTCATACGCAACTTGACCAACACTAGTAAAGAATCCTGTTAAGCCACCAAATACAGCTCCTGGCAAAGCTCCGACTCCGGCACCACCTACAGCACCAACTACAGCACCGCCAGCGGCACCGCCCAAGGTTCCTAATAAGATATCACTAATTCCTGCTCTGTCGTTATCAAACGATGTTAACATTTTATCTTTGGCTG